GACATGACAGACAAGGAAATTATACAGGCGCTGCGGCTGTGCGGAAAAATAGACAGCAATTGCAGAGAGTGCAAGCTTTGGGGCGATGACCGATGTGTCGAACACTTGGCTGGGGCGGCAGCCGACATCATTGAGCGCCTGACCGCCGAGAATGCGAAGGCAGAAGCCGAGAGGGACGCGCTGATTGAGCAGATAAAAGAGCGTCACTCATGTCTGGATTGTAAGCATTTCGACTACTGCGAATTTGATGATGCGACTGTCATCGAATGCATGAACTGTGTGACGAAAAATTGTCCATGTTACCAATGCGCTAATTCCAGCCGCTGGGAATGGCGCGGCTTGCCGGGAGCACCGGAGGAAGGAGGAAAGGCATGAAAGCTGTTTTAATCAGCATCCGCCCGAAGTGGTGCGAGAAGATCATAAGCGGTGAGAAAACGATTGAGGTGCGCAAGACGCGCCCGAAGATGACCCCGCCGTTTAAGTGCTATATCTACAAATGTGGAAACGGCAAAGTCATCGGGGAATTTCTGTGCGATGAGATCATCAAAATTAACGGCGCGGGAAGAATCCCGTCGGATGCTGCGCGGCCAACCTGCCTAGAGCCTGCGGAGCTGCACCAGTATCTCGGAGCTGCCACCGGCTTCGGCTGGCACATCTCAGATTTGCGCATTTACGATCACCCGCGCGATCTGTGGGAGTTTACCGGCCTGCGGCAGACAAAATACGGTCTTGCGCCCGGGCCCATCACCCGCCCGCCGCAGAGCTGGCGCTATGTGGAGGAAGACACATGAGCTACGATATTTCGTTCAAAGTCAAAGTCGAAGGAGTTGATGCCTACGTCCCCGTTGGTACGTGCGACGCAAATATAACGTGGAACGTTCGGAAGATTATTGAGAAGTCAACCGGGCTGGAATGGAAGAACTGCCAGAACAACGGGCTTTGCGTGGATGTAATTCCAAAAATCAAGGTTGGCTTGAGAGAGTTGGAGCAGAACCCCGACAAATTCAAAGAATACGAAGCACAGAACGGATGGGGGACGGTAAAAGGAACAGCACAATTTTTCCGGAACATTCTTAACGATTGGAATGATTTCCAGCAATGGTATGAAGAGCTTGTTCCGGTTGCGACGTTTTGGATTGAATAGGAGGGGCAATGGAACGACTAACGTTTGACGGCAACTTCTGCGAAATCGCGCAGTGCCGCGAACTGCCGTGTAAGTATGACGGCACCTGCACGCAGAAGGAGGTATGGGAACGTCTGAAAGCCTACGAGGACAGAGGATGTGAGCCGGAGGAAGTTCTGCCAAAAGACAAGGCTGACGAGATTGCGTTGAATCTAATGCGCCTTGCTGATTTGGAGAGCCTTTGCAGCTATGACCACCTCCGCGAGCTTGCCGAAGCCGACAAGGACGGGCGGCTCGTCGTGCTCCCAGTACGGCCAGTGCTTACGCAAAGTTGCGCAAGTATGTTGTACATAGTGGATGACGACGAAATTTACGAAGATTCGTTGTATGAAGCCGTTGTCGGCATGTCCTCAAGCGGGCGTACGAACGTAATTTATACTACACTCTCTGATCAAATGATTTTTGGCCAGGAGGCCATCGGCAAGACCGTATTTTTGAGCCGCGAAGAAGCCGAGAAGGCTTTGCAGGAAATGGAGGGCAAGAAGGATGGCTAAGTACATAACCAAAGCGCAGCTGAGACAGCTCTATCAGGCTCAGCTCATCGATAACGACGAATATCTGAGACTTTTAAAAGAGTTTGCAGGGATAGAATCCCGGCCGACCACGGAGTACAACTACTACGACGAAAATGGCGAGTTTATTGGTAGCAGCGCGGACACCTATCTTTCTGACCTGCTGTACGAGGCTGGCGTGGAGGTGCGGGACGATGGGTCAACATAAACACAACCCGACCGCTATCGCAGCGGCAAAAGGCGATTTGCCGCCGAAGAAGCGAGAACGGCGACTGACCAAGAGGCAGGCGGAGCGGCTCTTGAAAGCGGAGATCCTGAGTAGATGCACACCGCTTTACGCCCTTCCGCGCGAGGTGCAAAACAGAATCGTAAGGGAGTATTTGGCTTATGACTGATTATATCAGCCGCGAGGCGGCGCTGAAAGACTTTGAATCCTGCAACGCGGAAAATCCGAACTGGACACCGCAGCGAGTGAAAACGCTCCTGCTGCGTCAGCCCGCCGCCGACGTTGCGGAGGTGGTGCATGGGCGGTGGATTAAAGATGATTTTCTTTCCGATGATGTAAACAACGCCGAAAAATGTAGTCAATGCGGCGAACTGATTGGATGGTTCGGGAATCTGCCGAACTACTGCCCCAACTGCGGGGCGAAGATGGATGGAGGTGAAGAATAATGCGAAATCCGTGTAAGGACTGCATCTATTACCACAAAGAAAATAAGACTTGTCAGTCGAAGAAATGTGCCACTGGCGGTAGTGGAAAAGTGTCTTGGATTGATAGATTGTTTTGTTCTCCATGTAAAGATGGACGGAGGATTTGACGATGCGACCAGTTGACGCGGATGCAATCTACAACGAGGCGCTGGAAAACCACCAAAAAGGCGAAATCGAAGACTGGGAGTTTGACTCGATCATCAATTATTTGGATGGGGCACCTACCCTTAACGTCGAAACGATTATTCGCTGCAAGGATTGCAGATACCTGGGGAGAGAGCTAAGCAAAGGGCTTTACAGCTGCGATGACTACAACCTGCCATATTGCGAGCTTGACAGCTATTGCAGCCACGGCAGGCGGAAGGAGGAGACAAAACATGCGGCTGATTGACGCGGACGCATACAAAAAACTGCATCAGTCAAAATGCGTGGGCGATTGCGGCTGCTGCTCGAGCATTACCGACGACATGATCTGCACGCTGATCGACGAGGCGCCGACCGTGAAAGAGGCAATCGTGCCGCTGAAATGCAAATACTGCGGTTACTCATACCAAAAAATGCCGCCGTCCGGAGAACCACTGTTCCGTTGGTGCCAGAAGTGGCAAAACATCGTCCGGGACACCGATTTTTGCAGCTATGCAGGGAAACGCGGAGAAGGAGACGTATGAGCGGGCTGCGCTTTGAGTCGATGGCGGACATGCCACCGAGAATGCGGGAGCTTTACGCCAAACAGCTTCTTCCGGAGGCACAGCAGGAGCAGAAACGGAAGGCAAAGTACAAAAACGCGCCGGAGAAGCGCGCCGGGGTACGCTTTGACAGCAAAAAAGAGGCGCGGCGCTATGACGAGCTTTTGACCATGCTGCGGGCTGGGATTATTTCGGATCTGAGGCTGCAACCGCAGTTTACATTGCAGGAGAGCTACTGCACCGAGACCGGAGAGCGGGTCCGCGCGGTGCGTTACACGGCGGATTTTTCGTACCGAGCCGGTGGGAAGCTGATTGTCGAGGATGTAAAGTCAACGGCAACGCGGACAAAGGAGTACCTGCGCAACAAAAAGTTTATGCGCTCAAAATTTGGAATCGACATACAGGAGGTTTGACATGGACGAGGAAACCAAAGCAAGACCGGAGCCGCCCTGCGGCTTGCCGAAGCAAGGGAACAACTGCGCCAACAAAAGCGCGCTCTTTTGCGCAAAGTGCGGATGGAATCCGGAAGAGCAGGCGCGGCGCAAGGCGCTGCCGCTTACCAAAAACGGGGCGGGCTTGCTGCATAAGGATATCGGCACATAAAATAGGCAACCAGCCGGGGTACATATTTATATTATCTGGACTTTTGCCGCTGCCGCTCCGCCATGAGACGGCGGCGGGAGGATTGCCCCGACTTTTTGCAAACCGCCTGCGGGCTGGATCAACCGCAGGCGGGAATGAAAAAGCGTGTGGAACGTGCGCTTTGTGGGACGTTACCCAACGCCGGACCGCGCAAGGACCGGCGACATCGCATGACCTCCCAATCCCCCAAGCCGTCTGAGCAGACAAGGGCGGCTCGCCCGGAGACGCACAGCGATCATGCGGATGGCGCGGCGCGCCGGGTGCAGGCGGTGAAAGTCCGTCACTGTAAGGGGACCGGGTTTCCGGTCCCCAGACGAAAATAAAAGGAGCGGGACAATGAGAAACATGTTTGGAGCCGCAGAAACGAGAGAAAGCGGAGCCTACGGATACCTACGGGACCCGAGGCGCGCAACAAAGGGGCTTTGCTACAATGTGCGCTGCTCGGAACGGAACAATTACAAGGGCGCATGGAGCTGCACGAACTGCTATCTGTGCGTAGGGCGGAAATTAGCCCGCCAGTCTCGGCGGGAAGTTATAACGATCTGAAAGGGGCATCAATATGGCAAAAATCATGGAGCTGTTTTATGGCGAGCTGGGGCAATTTCAAACAGCGATGGAAGATGAAAAGTGGGAGGTTGATTTCCGTGGCGAGAAATACCCGCCGCGTATCACAATGGACCAGCTGACACCGCCGCTGTTTGAAATCACGGAGGGCGGACCGCAGCGAGAGCTGCCAGCCTGCATACAGGTGATCGGGACGCCGGATCTGCGCGTTATCACGACTGGCAAGCTCCAGATCAGCAAGAAAGAACTGAACCGCTACGTGAACACCGCGGAAAAGCTGTTGCTGCTCTATCTGCACGGCTTTATGCAGGAACAAAAGGAACTGGAGGCGGAGAAGGGATGAATTTTGCGCAGAGGCTCAAGGAGACGTTACAGACAGGTCTGGATATAGGCTTTAAGGCAGGCGTACAGAAGGGCTGCGATCTCTGGATGGAGGCGCTTGCGCAGGAGGGCTTCGGCGCTGAACGCATGATTCGAATGTATGAGCGCGTGGAGGCGATAAACAATGAGCTGGGAATTGCGTGGATGTGCGAGCCGGAGTCTGACTACGCGCAGGAGCAGCTGGACCGGATTCTGGAGACGGTCTGCGGGGACCGTTTCACGCCATTTCGTGACCGAAATCCGGACGTCAAGCAGTTCAATTACAAAAGGAGGGAACGAAAATGAGTGAGAAAAACAAGCGAGCTGAGGAACTTCTGTTAGGCAAGGAGCGCATGACATTCGCAGAGATTATGCAATCCATGGAGGCATGCGAAAATGAAGAGTGCGAAAAGTGCGCACTTTACACGAGTATCGACATGTGGAGAAAGGCAGGAGCGCCAAGTTGTTGCACGATTTTGATAGAGAGCGCCAACAAACTGCTGAAATACTACGAAAATATCTGCACGTCAGCAGCGGCGGTCAACGCAAAGGCGGAGGAACGTCACGAAGAATGTAGCGGCAAGGTCGAGGGTTATCTGGATTCCTGCCCGGTCTGCCCGAACTGCAATTACATATTCGACGAGTTTAGTATAAGCGAGGCAGGATACATACAGCATTTCCCGTTCGGCGGTGAGGACCGGCTCGACCTGAAAAAAAGCGAAATGAAAGTTAATCCAACAAAATGCCCGAAATGCGGGATGCGGATCACGGGAATCAGATGGGCAACGGAAGATACCGTCGGGGGAAGATTTGGGTATTTTTTCAGCCGCGCGCGCAAAGAGGAGCTGCGCCGAGAGGAAAGCAGCGAAGAAAGCCGGAAGGTTTGGAGCTGGGATGATATCTTCCAGGTATTTCGCTGCCCAGTTTGCGGTCGACCGGAAAAGCCATCGATGAAACTGCGGACAAAAAGCGGCGTGCAGTACGTTCTGCCGCAGAAGTGCGGTTATTGCGGCGCCCAGATGGAAGGAGTTGAGGCAAAATGATCATTGATATTCTGGAGATTGCGGCGGTGCTGGAATGGCTGGCATTGGGAGCGCTGACGTTTTTCAAGCTGCGCAACCTGAACCGCCGCGCAAGGGATTTTATGGACAATTTAGAGGCAATTGAGACGATAGAGGCTTTGGGGCTGGGCGAAATTGTGCGGGAAGACGGAGAACCGAAAAGGAAACCTACGATGAACGAGATACGAGCGTTGTACGGACTCGAGGCAATAAATAACAACGAATATGTACACCTGCGGAAGGAAAACGCGGAAGACGCTGTACGCTGAACGCATGGGCGGAACTTCCGCCCACGCTTTGAGCGGGCAGAGAAGGAGGAATTGTCATGAATGTTGCATATAACATGGATTGCATGGAGTATATGCGGACGCTGCCGGACAAAGCATTTGATCTTGCCGTGGTCGACCCACCGTACAGGGATGCAGCCGAGAACGCACCGACGAAAGATATGCGGAGAAATGGCACCCTTGCTTGCTTTGGAGATAAGCCGACAAAAGAGTACTTTGAAGAGCTGCAACGAGTAAGCAAAGAGCAGATTATCTGGGGGGCAAATAACTTTGAGCTGCCGCCATACAAGGGATTTCTGGTGTGGGAAAAATTAACAATCTCCGAAGGATTTACGATGTCGCAGGCGGAAATCGCGGCGATATCAGAAGGATTGGGAACTACCAGTAAGATTTTTAAGCACATGCCGCAAGGGGCAAAAGGAGATCCTCGCATCCATCCGACGCAAAAGCCGGTTGCGCTCTATGCGTGGATATTCAGCCGGTACGCAAAACGGGGGGAAAAGATACTCGATACGCATCTCGGCAGCGGGAGTAGCAGAATTGCCGCATATGACGCAGGACTGGATTTTGTGGGATGCGAGATTGACAAGGATTATTTCAAAGCGCAAGAGGTACGCTTCGCTGCGCATGCGGCGCAGCTTACCATGTGGGGATAAAAGCAGGAGGCAAAGATGGCAACGAGGCACAAGAGGCGGAAGTTTTCCGGCTGCGTCTGCGAGCAGATCGTATATACGGTATCGAGCGGCGCAGGCTTGAGGACCAGCAAGCCGAAAAAGCCGCGCTTTCAGACGGAGTCGGAACGCGAAGAATTTAATCAAAAGATCTCCGCGGCGAAGTTTGCCGCGCTCGTCAATGCAAACTTCGGACCGACGAGCTTTTACTCTACCATCACGCTAGATGCAGACAATGAGGTACATACCGCGCAGGAGATGCGCAGAATCCGGGATAATTATTACCGGCGACTGCTCTACCGCTATCCAGAGGCAAAGCTTGTGATTGTATACGGGCGGGGCAAGTCGACAAACCGTTTTCACCTGCACATGATCACAGACGGCATTACGGTCGATGAGATCGGAAGACTATGGGGACTCGGCAGCGTGATTGACTGCAAACCGCTGAGAAAGCACAACTATTATGTAAACCAGAACGGCGACAAGGTTGACCATGGGCAGGACTACACAGCGCTAGCAAATTACCTGCACGGACACTGGCGCAAGGAGTTCGGAGGGCATCGCTGGAAAGCAAGCCGGAACTGCGTCCGACCAGAGCCGGAACCAGCAACCGAGGCAGTGCGGGAGTACAGCCCGCAGCGCCCGCCGGTTGCGCCGCGTGGGTACATTCTCGTCGAGGAGAGAGCCACGCAATACGGATTCCTATATTTTAAATATGTATGGGACCCAAAAAAAGAAGTACGCAAGCGACCGGGAGCCGCTTAATTTAGCCCTTGTAAATGTGTAGGGTTTTAGAACGAAACACGGAAGGAGTTGAGCAAGTGTCAAAACCTCGTTACTGGTGGTACGGGAATGTCTGCCGCACCATCGGAGCATTCCCGAAACTGGACCAACAGGTTCGGGACATGAGCCGTCAAAAGACAACGCCGGGCTATTCTTCGCAGCCAGGCGGGCGCTCTTCCGGTCGCGCCGTTGAGGACATCGCCGTGCGCGTCCTGTCCTCTCAGGAGTACCGGGACTATGAGGCGGTGAGCCGAGCCATCAACACAGCGCGGACGTGGAGGGACGGAGACATGGTGCTCGCTGTTGTCGGCGCGCATTCATGGGGCGAACATCTACGCTTCGACGAGGTCGGGCGGAAATTATACATCAGCACATCGACGGCAAAACGCATGCACAACAGGTTTGTCTACGAAGTAGCACGGAACATCGGCTATGCGAAATGTAGCTAACTCAGCCAAAAAAATGTGCTAGAGTTGTAGCGTGGAGAATCGGTGGGAAATACATGCAGCCATGGGCAGCAGGCTTTTATGCATCCACGCGCTGGAAGAAATGCCGCGCCGGATATATCAAGTTCCGCAGGACAATTGACGGCGGGCTTTGTGAGGAGTGCAAAGACAAGCCGGGATACATCGTCCACCACAAACAGGCGCTCACACAGGACAACATCACGGACCCGGAGATCAGCCTGTCCTACGCAAACCTTGAGTATGTCTGCAAGGATTGCCACGACAAGTTTGACGGTCACGGCG